ATAATTAGTAATATTATAATGAAATAACTATCTACCCGTCCAAATTTTAATTAAAGGAACATTAATTCTTTTTTTTTCAGTTCTATCTCTATAAAAATCATCGTATGAATATCCCCATTTCATATATTTTGAAATAGAACCAAGTAGAGAAAATATTTTATTATTTACTATATCAGGACAATTTAAGCAAAATATAATTCCAAATATTCTTTCCAAACAACATCGGTCAGCTCTATTATTTACAACATGTAATAAAGAAAATAAATTGTATTTTTTATTTATATGAGCTAAAAAGTTATAAGAAATATAACTTTGACATCCAAAACACCCAATCCAATCATCTTGGGTCCATTTTAATACGAAATTATCTAATTCATATAATTTATCTATTATATTTTTATTATTTTGTAAAACATTTACAAGTCTATATGAATTCACTATGTTTTCTTTTTTTTCGTTTTCAAAATGCCATAAAGGCATTATTGGTAAATGTATATTTTCAAATTTTATTCTTTTTTGGAAGAAGACACTATCATGTATAATTACTGCTTTTTTAAAAAAATGATATTTATAAAAATAATAATAAGGTAATAATTCTCCTCTTCCTGGAAATTCTGATTGAATGTAAGTTACATTTTGATAGTTATTAAATTCTTTTAAAAACTCTTTTTTACTATTATCATCAATAACAACTATTTTATATTTTTCTGAAGGATAAAATCTTCTTAAACATTGAATACAAATATTCCAATATTTATTAGTTTTTACAGAATTTACATGACGTGTAATGATGAACCCATAATCCATTATATATATATACACACTTTTCTATGTAAATCTTCCATTTTGTTCTATAGTAGAATATAGTTGTTCATAACTATATAATAATTTATCCAAATTAATTCCAGTTGTATTTTGTTTAAAAAATGATAAATGTGATACATATAAATCACTATACAATATATTTTTAAATTGTCGGTTTTTAACAAAATGTACTGTTAAATTATATTCATCATCAAAAATATCATTATTGGGTGGTTTAATTTTATGCCAATTTTTTCCTTTATAACCAAAAAAATTAATACTAAATCTTGTATTTATAGGTATAGTTTCTTCATTGTATTCATAATCTAAAAATTTTTCATAATTATTAATAAAATAATTATGTAGAGTTTCCGCTTTTATTCCACTTTCCCATAATGTCCCCCCAAGCCCATCCGTTGGATATTCTAAATCAATTATATTTTTTGGTATTAAATTATATTTATTTTGTTGATAATATCCAGCAACACCATTATTTATTACATTTGCAGTCACCAAATCATAATCATTATTTTTAATAAAATTTATAAATTTTGGCAATTTATATAAATCAATAAATACAATATCATCATCGCATTTTATAATAATATCATTTTCAAATATTGGGTCATCGTAATAATTGTAATAATTATTCCAATTTTTTTGACAAATATCCATAAAATAAAATCCTTTATTTTGACTGGTATTATATGTTAAATGTCCGACTGAATCATGACCTGTTTTAAAATATACATTTTTAATTTCAAAATTATCTTTAATTGTTAGATTTATTAATAATTCATTATTTTTCAGTATATTCAAATTATTATTATTAATAACAACATTAAAATTATTACTTTTTTTATCATCAGCAACATTATCTTGGGTTAAAGATATTATTTCTTCATTATTTTGTTTAATAACTGAACGTGTGTTATTCCAACCACCTAACACAATCTCATATTCAGTATCTAAATTTGTTATTTTAATATGAATATCATTAGACGCTTTTACATTTAATTCAAACGAATTATTTATTATTAATGGTGTAATTAATATATAATTACCTGAACCAGATGATGTTGTTCTTTTTAAATTACTAATTGATTTTAAATAATCTTCATCATATGTATTTCTTGCATAATTCCAAAAATGAACCTCATTAATTATATTTAATTCTAATGCTTTTTTTAAATATTTTTTAAGAAGTTCAATATTCTGTTTTCTTCCAGAAAATATAGTAACAATATTCATATATATTATTATTTATTATTTTTATTAAAAAATATTTAATAAATCAATATTCATAATATTGATTTTTTCTGTTTTTGGTATTTTCTTTCCTTCTATAAAAAATTTATTAAACTGGGGTCTGTTTAATTGTGTTTGTGGAGTATGTTTATGGACCGATCGAGCAATCATTTTGTATAATTTAAAATCTTCATAACGTTCGTCTCCATTTTTTTTATAGAGAACATTTAATCCATTATCATCTCTACACCATTCATCAATCAATTTCACAATAGGTGAACAATCATTTATATCATCTAACTCTTCCATGTCATCTACTACATAATCAAAAATAGAACATGCTAAACGACATAAATCAAAACTATAATTGGGTTCTATTCTTGGTTTTGTATCATTGAAAAAAGGCTCACAATTATATTGTGTAGCTGCGTCTTCTCCTTTTTTAAAACTATCACTAAATAATAATTTATTATTTATTTTATAAATACTTCTTCCAAAATCTATAATTTTAAAAATTCTTCCATAAGTAGGAACCTTGTAATGTTTTTTATTATAACAATAATACAAATGCTTTTTTTCTGTATGAATATACATTATATTATTTGTATGTAAATCATTATGTGTAAATGAAAAACATTTTTGATATGTAATCAAAATCATTATTACTTGCATTAATGTAGAGAACCATTCATCCATAGTTTGAATTTGTTTTCGTAAAATTAAATTATCAAATGTATCAATACATTTTTCCATACAAATCATATTTACAGGAAATTTTGGAATAGTAGCATATATGTGTTGTTCATCTTCTAAATCGTCATCTTCTAAATCGTCATCTTCTAAATCATCATCTTCTAAATCGTCATCTTCTAAATCGTCATCTTCTTCTAAATCGTCATCTTCTTCTAAATCACTATAAGAAACTCTAGAAGAACACGATGACCCACTTTTTAAAGAAATAACGGATGAATTTTCAAACTCAATATCTACTTTCTCTAGTTCAGAAGAAATATTTTCAAATTGTTCTGAAGATGTAAATATATCTTCAAATATTTCTTCGTTAATAGACGAAATAGAAATATTTGATTTTTTACTATTGTTAATAGTGATAGGAGGTAATACTTGTGGTTCAATTTCTAAATCATCATCTATACCAAATATTTTTTTGTTTTTATTAAAAAACTCATATTTTATTAAATAATCTAAATCATCTTCAATGGCTACTTTAAAATTATTTTTTATTCCAACAAAACTTCCAAAAAAATCGATTCCGTGAACAAAATTATATTCATTTAATAATTTACTAGAAATAAAAGAAAATAATCCATCTACATAAGCAGAATTATTAAGGTCATTTATTTTATTATAAATGTGATTATTCTCTACTTGTATAATATTTGGAAGTGAAAAATCGCTTAATTCATTGTATTTACCAATCATATATTTAAAAGGATCCAATATAGGAGCAAATTTAATAAAGATAGGTGTTTTAAGAATTTCTTCGTTGTGCTTAATAAAAAAATCCAATTCATGTTGAGAATTATGTATATCATAAATATATTTAGAATGATTTAAGTTAATGCTATTAAAATTAGTTTCATTTAATTCAAAAAAATTTTTGTAAATAGGAATATAATTTTGTATATCTTCAAAATGAAAAATATCTGAATTTTTACATTTATCAAATAAAATAGAATTCTTTCTTTTTTCGTAATTTAATTGTAATAGATTCATTTTAGCTAAATAGTATATTATTAATATTTTGTTTTAACTTAATTTTTGCGTAATATAATTATAAAATATAGATTTATAATTATAATGACGTTGGAGCTTAAAAAATTTGATATGAAAAATATAAGTTTTAAACCGAATGAAATGAAAGCACCTGTTTGCGTTTTAATAGGTAGAAGAGGAACTGGAAAAAGTGTATTAGTTCGTGATGTTCTCTACTATCATCAAGATATTCCAATTGGTGTGGTTGTTGCTGGAACAGAAGAAGGAAATGGATATTATGGAAAAATGGTACCAAAATTATTTATTCATAATGAATATAATACAACTATTATAGAGAATATATTAAAAAGACAAAAATCAGTATTAAAACAAATTAAACGAGAAATAGAAACATTTAAAAAAACAAATATTGATCCACGTTCATTTGTTATATTAGATGATTGTTTATATGATGGTACATGGACAAGAGATAAAATGATGAGGTTATTATTTATGAACGGAAGACATTGGAGAATCATGTTAATTATTACTATGCAATATCCGTTAGGTATACCACCCTCTTTAAGAACCAATATTGATTATGTATTTATTTTAAGAGAACCATATATTTCCAATCGGAAACGTATTTATGAAAATTATGCTGGAATGTTTCCTACTTTTGAATCATTTTGTCAAGTTATGGATCAGTGTACAGAAAATTATGAATGTTTAGTTATTAATAATAGTGCTCAATCGAATAAGTTATCAGAACAAGTTTTTTGGTATAAAGCAGATATTCATAATGATTTTAAGTTAGGAAGTAAAGAATTTTGGGAATTGAGTAAAGATATGAACTCGGATGATGAAGATGAAAAATATGATCCAAATAATACAAAAAAAAGAGGACAAGGACAAAGAATTAATGTGAAAAAAACGAAATGGTAATATTATATTTTTTGATATAATTTATTTAAATATGGATTATTCATAAAGGTTTGAGGTTTGATACCATTTGTTTCATATCCACATAATAAATTATCTTCTTTAAATTGAGGAATGATTTGTTTGATTACATTATAGAAATTAAATCTTGATAAAAATCCTAATCCAGCTAACTTTATAATATTCATATTTTTTGCTGCCATTGGATTATTGGTTAGAACATAAATTTCTACTTTTTGTTTATGTAAAAAATCAAACATGGATTTCAACCATAAAAACCTATGTTCTGAACCACAATAATAAACAGCAATATCTCTATAATTAATTCCCATTTTATGAAATTTTAATGTATCAATAGGATTACCTGGTAATACTATACCTTCAGCAACAGATATTGTGCCATCCCAATCAAATAAAGCAACTTTGGTTTGAATAGTAGAGAAGGACCAATGTAATAAATCTTCAGCATTATACAAAGAAAATCCCATATTGATAGATTTTTCATTATTTCTAAAATATGATAAATATTTTGCAAAATTATTATTTGGATGTTTTTTTAAAAATTCTTTAGAAAAATCTTTTGGTTTAGAATGTTTTAGAATTTCTTTATTTGGTCTATCAGGAATATAAATAGCATCTACATTTTTCAACATTGTTTTAAATTGTTGAATGATATCTGGTTGATTATCGTAAAATCGTATGGATATATTTTTATATTTTACAGCCATAAAATATAAAATATAAAATATTCATTAGTTATTATTTGCAAAAGGACCACTTTGTAATAAACTTTGTCCGTAATCAGATTTTCCAACAACAATATTATCTCCTTCAAATAATTCTGCCCTAATATCAGATGAAGTAATTTCATTTTCATTTCCTTCATGAATACCCAATAATGATTTCTCTTGTGTATTCACATTATTAATACCAATTAAATTTCCCTCATTATCTATACTTTGTGTAAGCGTAGAACCAGAT